CAAAAGGAAAAGGACTTAATTACACCGTACTTTGAGGACGGTAAAACATTCTACGACATCCCGTGGGACATCATTGTGGAATACGGAACGGCTGACGTTCTTGCTACTGAGCATGTTGCTCTAAAACAACTTGAAGCCTTTGGCACTACATTCGAGGAATTATTCAATGGAACAGAAATTAATACCAACGCTGAAATTGTCGCTTGACATGACTGCCGTGCTTGCACGGATCGAATACAACGGTATCAAGATCAATCAAGATACCCTCGCAACCATTCGCACCCAATACGAAAACGAGATGAACCATCTTGAGTTGCGTCTCACGGAACTTGCCCAAGAGGCGATGGGTGATACACCAATCAATCTGTCTAGCCCAGATGATCGTAGCATGTTGCTTTACTCTCGCAGGGTTCGTGACAAGGGGCTTTGGTCAACAGTATTTAATCTGGGTCACGAGGTGCGCGGCTCAACTCGCAAACCAAAGCGTCGCACCCGTATGTCCAACAAGGATTTTATCGCCAACGTGCGAGGATTGACTGATGTCGTTTATAAGACAATTGGTAAGCACTGCCACGATTGCGGGGGTAAGGGACGTTATTCACCGCTCAAGAAGGACGGGTCACTTGGCAAGGCTATTCGCATCTGTCGCCCTTGTAATGGTAAGGGAGTGATATATGAATCAACAGGGCAGGTTGCCGGATTCAAACTTGTACCTCGCAACGTTGTTGACGTGGCGTCAGCCGGATTCAAGACGGACAAGGAGACCTTGAATGAACGGACTATGGCTATGCAGGGAAGCGCACGAGAGTTCGCCGAATCTTATGTTCGCTACAATGCTCTTCGCACATATCTCAGCAACTTTGTTGAGGGAATGGAAAACAACGTTGACAGTGAGGGGTTCATCCATCCCGAATTTATGCAGTGTGTTACTGCAACAGGCCGCCTATCCAGTCGCAAACCAAACTTCCAAAACATGCCACGAGGATCAACCTTTGAGATCCGCAAGGTGATTGAAAGTCGGTTTGAAGACGGGTGGATCATCGACGGGGATTACAGGCAGTTGGAATTCAGAGTGGCAGGGTTTCTTGCAAAGGATGACCAAGCCTACGAGGATGTTGGCATGAAGGTTGACGTTCACAGTTATACGGCGAACATCATTGGTTGCACACGCCAAGAAGCCAAAGCCCACACCTTCAAACCCCTGTACGGTGGTGTAACTGGTACTGATGATCAGCAACGATATTACCGCGCCTTCAAGCAGAAGTACGCAGGGGTTGCAGAGTGGCACAACAGTTTGCAACGGGAAGCGGTATCCGAACGACAAATAACTTTGCCATCCGGACGCCAGTACGCTTTTCCTGATGCTCGATGGACTGAGTGGGGTACTGCGACAAATCGCACAGCCATCTGTAATTACCCTGTTCAGGGGTTTGCTACGGCTGACTTGTTACCCTCTACGTTGGTGCGGCTAGATTACGAAATGAGGAAACATAACCTTAAGTCATTGATTTGTAACACTGTTCACGATTCAATTGTGATTGATGCTCATCCGGATGAAAAAGATATTTGTATCGAACTGATGAAAATTTCTATGCTTTCAATTCCGGAAGAGGTTTCAAAGCGTTACGGAATTAATTACGACATGCCAGTTGACATTGAAATAAAAATTGGTAAAAACTGGCTTGACACAACCGAAGTACCCTTGTAGTATGGTACTACAACTCAACCCCTCTATAAATGGAGATTTTAACAATGGACGGGACAGAACTTGTAAATATCGATTCAGACATGGATCAACTCGTAGCGGCTTTTGATAGTGACAACACAGAAGCCCTTATGAAATTCACGGGACAGGCAGATCAAAAGAAGACTGGTTTGCCTCGTCTTAATATCAACTACAACGAAGAAACTGACGACGGCATTTCTCTGAAGCGTGGCACGTGGAAGATTTATGTTGATGGTGAATTCTTGTACGCCCCAGAGGTGTACATTCGCCCAATCCTTCGTACCTTTGAATGGAGTGCGTGGGATCAGGAAGAGCAGACTTTCTCTTCTAAGTCTGTCCAGAAGCCTGTACTCTCTGGCAGTTTCCCTGACACGACAGGTACTGACCGTTGTGGTCGCCTCTCTCGTGACGAGGAAGAAAGTCTGGGCAAGGATGATCCTGCTCTGATTCGCTCACGGATGGCGGTTTGCAACCAGATCATCTACGGCTTGATCAGTGGTAAGTTCACCAAAGCAGATGGCACTGAGGTCGAATTGGATAACTCGCCCTTCGTAAGTTACTTCAAGAAGTCGGGTTTCATGCCAATCCGCAACTTCATCGAAAGTCTCACAAAGCAGAACAAGGTGATGCAACGTTGCAACATCCTTCTTCGGACTGCAAAGAAGACGATGGGAGCAACGAGTTACTTTGTTCCTGTTCCGACACTTGCAGGTGAGATCGATATCTCCGACAGCGACAAGGAGATGATGAAGATGTTTGTTGAGACTGTAAAAGGTCACAACGAAGTCGTCATGAATCAGCATCGGGATGCTGTCAAGTTACTTGATGACAGCGACATCGATCTAGCGGATGACTTCAAAGATGCTGCTTCTGCTTAACATCCAAGACTATCTTGCAAAAGCAAGCCGGGGGGAACTCAGTGTCCCCCCTTCTCATCTTGACCAGTTTCTTAACGATTGTAACGTTGCCGTGTCTCGTCAATTACAACGAGAGGCGCGGGACTTTCGTATTCGGATGTCTGGTATTGGTCGCCCTGTCTGTCAACAGTTGATGGAGCGAGAAGGTTACACAGAGGAAGTTGACTACAACTCTGTGCTTCGTTTTCTTTTTGGGGATATCACGGAAGCAATCCTGATGCTTGTTCTGCGAGAGTCAGGTTGCAACATTGTTGATTTCCAAAAGGAAGTTGAACTGAAGATTGGCGATGAAACAATCAACGGCACACTTGACTTAATTCTTGAAGACGAAATGGGTGTCAAGAAGGTTTGGGATATCAAATCTGCAAGTGACTGGTCATTCAAGTATAAGTTTAAGGCTGGCTACGAGAAGATGAAAGAGGATGATCTGTTCGGATATCTGATGCAGGGTCATCTTTATTCTGAGGCTCTAGGGATGCCGTTTGGTGGTTGGATAGTCATCAACAAGTCAAGTGGTGAAGTAGCCGTTGTGGACGCTCCTGAGTGGCAAGAAGAGGACAGAAAATTCTACCTCAAGGATGCACAGGTTCGCGTCAAGCAACTTGTCAATCCCGACACAAAGGTTACCAAGTTTAAGTCAGAGATGGAAACGTACAAGGAAGACGGGGTTGTTACTCCAACGGGCAACAAGATACTTGCCAAACCTTGTACCTTCTGTGGCTTTCGAAAGCACTGTTGGCCTAAAGCCAAACTTCATCCGAAGGTAACATCTCGTGCAAAGGTACGCCCTGAGATCTGGTATGAGGTCGTAAAAAAGGCGGAACTTTGAGATGCCAATTCTTTCGGTAAAAAACTACGACGTGTCGCTTGTTAACCTCAACGAAACAGTTTGCCACGTGTTTGTTAATGCGGCGGTAGACCGTGGGGGTGAGCGACACGTTGTTCAACTACGACAGCACGAGCGGGGTCTTCCGCTCACGCTACGGGAAAACTATTCTTCCAACGGGACTTTGCTTCAATCAACCGAAGCAAGAGACGTTCCGCGACTGGAAGCTGAATTTCAACAAATATCAAAGCATCTTATGGCTGGTAACATTATATGTGTCCCGATATACCCTTTGACAGACGAACTACTCAATCTCGAAAAACATTCCCCAAAGATGGCAGGATATCTAAGAAAACGACTAGAGGGATTACAGATAAAGTCCCTTTTGGAAAGTACCAGAAGATGAAAAATCGAGCAGGTTATCGATCAGGGTTTGAGTTAAAACTCGCTCAAACGTTGGTTCAAAACAAGATCAACTTCACCTACGAAGAAACACGGATACCTTACATTCCCAAAACTCGAACGTACACTCCTGACTTCTACCTTGTTGATTCGGACATATACATCGAAGCCAAAGGTAATCTAACAAAAGATGACAGGGTGAAGATGGTGCTTGTCAAGCAACAGAATCCGGAGTATGACATTCGGATCGTATTTATGAATGCCCGTAACAAGATATACAAGGGCAGTAAGACAACGTATTCCGATTGGGCAGAGCGATACGGATTTTTGTGGGCAGAAGGTAGCATACCAAAGGAGTGGTTAAATGAGCGACGACGGTGATTTATTTGATAAGATAACGGAGATGAATCGGATGATGGAGACCGCTTCTCTTCTTCCGGATCGTCAGTATATTATATTTAATGCAGTGGATGAAGATAACGTTTCTATGTCGGTATATGACACAACAGACATCGACCCCGACGACACAGAACCCACAGCATCAGATCTTTTATTACATGGTGTGCTAGAAATGCTTGAAACTCGTATGGATGATGTGCTAGACTTAGGTATCGCAAGGTTGGAAATGATCCAATCCGAATCACAACAGCCTCGCATCGGAACAACAAGTCTAGGTGATAATGTCGTTAAAGTAGATTTTGGAAAGAAGCATTGAGATGACAGACTACAATCGTATCATGGAAGAGATTGAGCAAAGAGGCAAGGAAGCCTACGGTAATGTGGACATGGTCAACAACCCGCCGCATTACAATCAGGCAGGTATCGAATGCCTCGATGCTATTCGCGCCGCAACCAATGAAGGTTATGAGTATTACCTTCAAGGGAACATACTTAAATACCTGTGGCGGTATCGCTACAAGAATGGTGTTGAAGACCTGAACAAAGCCAAGTTCTATCTCGAACGCCTCATCGAGGAGGCGGAGTGATGCAGTGTTGG